CCAGGGTCCAAAGTACGTTTTGTTTCGACATGCAACCTCAATTGGCTAAATTGAGGCGTGCCTATTAAATGCACTCGAATAGCTGTCATTACTTTAACAATGTTTCTCATCCCATAAAGGGAACGGCCGAAAAGCCGGTGTTACTCCATGTTAGTTCATATCCCTGAAGGGAGCAGCCTCGATATAGGGTGTCCAGTGACTTAACACAAGGACATCCCGCACGGAAATGGGATCAGCCTACATAATAACCTCCAATGCGATCCCCGTTAGAGAAGGTATAAGTCGTCGTACCTTGCTTGTCCAAGACACGAGCGCGGATGCCCGACCTTGGGCAAAACACATGGTAACGAAAATCATCACCCATAGCATGGAAAACCTCAATGCGTGTGCCCTTAGCGACACGAACATACAGGTATCCGTTCCCCCAATTAGCAGAGACATCGGGAAGCCCGCTTGCACGTTCAAAAAGGGGAAGAAAGTTGTACTGCGTACAAAATGGGACACTCACATCAATCATAGAGCACTCACTAGTGTACGGGTACGTCATCTCCCGAGCAATATTCGGAAGATACCAGGGGGCCCCAAGCCTCTGAGTTCCGGTTCCGTTGCCGGATGTCAGGTAGTAGCTATCAGCGGAGCCAACGACCATGTCAACAAAGTCATCATTAGTCGTAAAATTTTCATTATAATCTTGAGGGGTGTACCAGACCAAACCTGGTCGGGCCCCATAGACGAAAATCCGGTACTTACTATGACCAGACCACCCCATAAAGAGCCGGTTCCAGTCGGAAATTGGTTGGACTACGAAACGGTAGACATCGTAGTCCGTTGGGGTTGCCTCAACATCATCCCGGATCGCGTATTTGTCGAGATACCACGGAGGCGAATAGGTTAGGTTCGCTCTTTGCGGTCCTCTTAGTGAGATCGGAATATGCCGACGCACTAGCTCATGAACGTCAGTGACACAGTAATCAAACTTTTCTCCAAAAGTCAATTTACATGGCTTGTTGGAGGGCAGTCTTGTGTTCGCACTAGTCGTGGCTACGGTCGTCTCAGGCCCTGCGACATCTTCTCCCCCTGACTTATCACCAATCGCATCACCCTGAGCATGATATGGGGTAGCATCAGTCCCAAAGTTAATGAGTGGGCACGGCCGAGGGACAGCAACACGTACGTTCTCAAATCGGACGAATACAAGAACGTCAACGGTTCCTGAAACAACCTCGCTCGTTGCTTTCAACTCGTTAAGCACAGTGAAAGCCACAGACCCAACCGAATAATCCCGGTTTCGAGCCACACCACGACCATTGTTCGTCCTGATGAACTCTTGTGAGTTGTTATACTCAACTTTAAACGACGCCCAATCCGAATCGCCGACAAAATCAAGCGCATGATTAATGTAGACGTTAAGTTCACTAGGATTAATACTGTCGTCACCGTAGCAAACCGAAGCCAGCAAACGTCCCGAGTGAAAACTTGTCTTGACCACGCAAAGATCAAACACGATATCTGCCCTCCAAAAGCTGAATTGGTTAAGCACTGCAACGTTGACTGGATACTGGATAGTCGTGTAAGTCAAACCCGAAGAGGAGGTTCCAAGAAAATCAAAAAGTGAATCCAAACGTAACGTCAGCTTGTTTGTGTTTGCGATGTCCACTGCCGACCAGGAGAATCGTGTTAAAAACCCTTGCTTTCCACAAATCTCTGAGATAAGTGAC